TCATTGTGATTCCACGTTGACCTACCGCCGAAATAAACCCCATGAACCACCTCAAGGGCTGCGTTCATTACAGCATCATGCGCGGGGCTGTACTCTTTAAGATTGGCTACCGATTTATTCATTTCATTAATCCTTTTCAAAGTGTTTTGATTTGTGAATAATCACCAGCGCGGTTCTCTTTCCACAACGGGATATTGGGATAAACAGCTTTAGCATGTTCAATTGCATCACGTTGCGTACTGAACCATTTCCCCCTAAATCCTACCCATGGTTTATCACAAATGGCGACGTTGAAACCGCGCTTTCCGTCAGCATACCAAATTGATATACATTTCATAGCGTTAGCGTGAAAATTGTTCATGTTCATTTCATTAATCCTTTTCAAAGTGTTTTGGGTTAGTCCCTGGAAACGCCAACACCACTAAATATATATGTGTAGACGTTTCCAGCGAATAATCTGATCTAACGACGGACCCGACGGACCCGGCGTGGGGCTCTGTATTCGCTTGCCGCGACTGAAATCAATATTGTCGCAATGCCCGCACAGATAGCAAACCCCAGAAGAGCAAACGCGATGAGGCTATCGGGCGTTTGAGCATATACCCATATGAACGACCAAGCAGCGACAAACGTAGAGAGGCCGCAAAGCGTTGCGATGGTGGCGATAAATGCTTTCATTTTATTAGCTCCCTTCAATGGTGTAATTCTCAACGTGGCCTTGGGCATCAATTCTAACACCGTGGCGCGGCTGGCCCTCAAGGTAGGACGGGTTTGCGGCCTCGAGCGCTGCTTGGCAGTCAGCAAAATGGTTTGATTTTTCATAATACGGATGATGGTTTGTCATTTCATTAGCTCCTTTTGCGGGTTAGGGGGGTAGTGTCTTAACGATGACAGGGCTCTTACCCCCTGCCATCATTAAAAGACTAATTATAAAAATCTACACGCCGCGAACGTGCGCATAGGGTACAAACCCAAACAGTTTTTCTACACGCGCCATTTGTTGAGACATAATCTCGCGATCAGAGTCCGACATTTCGCGCTCAAAGGCCGACGCCATACCGAATATAAGATTGGCCTGACACTCTTCTTTCTGTAATTTTAATGACATGTTGTTAAATCCTTTCGTGGTTGGTTTTAGCTTCTCAAGTCTGAGGCCCTTTTCAAGGCCCCAGTGTTGAAGAGCTATTCCATAGCTTCGTATACTTTAAAAGTGCCTTCTGTTTTATCAACAACGGCGCGGGAACCGTCCGGCAATTCAATTGTGAATACTGTATGATTTGGGGCGGTGATAACTCTATAAAGTGCGTCTAGTTTTCTAGCCTTTAGTTTATATTCTTGGTATTTGGTGGCCATGTTGTTAAATCCTTTCAAGGTTAGTTTTAGCTTCTCAAGTCTGAGGCCCTTTTCAAGGCCCCAGTGTTGAAGAGCTATTCGGTGAGATGATGGGACGTTATTTCAATGAGGCTTTCCACCCCTTCCACAACACCGACAGCTTGCCCACCGTCTAGTGGTGAAATATTTGACCAAATTAACTCACCTTCGACCATACTATCACACCATTTTTGGGCGTCTGCTAAACGATTAAAAGCGCGGCTTTCTGCTTGGCGATTAACTTCTACCGTAAATATTAAATTCATTTATTTTCTCCTTTTTAAGCGGTTGGTGATGCTTACAAAAATAACAGCCGATCGATGCTGTTACTTATGAAAGAATGGCTTATAGGTCGGCCAGAAGTTTCGATCACCATACCCGTAGCACTCAAGCTGAGACAACTCACCACGGGGTGGATCGGTTGAACCGTTGTTTTCGACTCGGTATGTCGTTTCTATTTATATATATAAACCGATTTCTCAGGAGTACAAGGCCTTTATCACATTAAATTCAATTATTATCGATTCTTCGTTTTAAGCCCCGTACAGCATATTATTATTTCGCATGGACCTAGTATAGCTGAGCCTTGCCCCGCTAGGCCCTGAGGCCCTCCCTAGGGCACGGTAGACCGATCGATGCCTTAAAATATTCTTTCTGTACTACGTTAGACGTAATCCGACTTATTATCTTACATATATTTTTATTTATTAATTGCGTGTGTATGCACCTTTATGCGAGCTCCGTGTATATACACAGGTTAAGAATATGCGTGTATATGCACCGGTGATGATGAGGGCATGTGATGGGCAGATTAGTGAAGTAGTTGATGGGCATGGACTGGGCATGGACCGGTGATGATGATGGGTAGGTACCAACTAAATTCCCCTCTATCATCCGTCTCTCTAATCTGTGATATCCTGGGAAGGGCAGGGAAGGGCAGGAAGCTAGGGCTAAGCCGGAAGCCTAGGCTCGATCGGTAAGATGTTCGGAACATGTGCTACGCTTGCTTGCTTGCTGTGCTTGCTTGCTTATGCGTACTGAAATTCCCTACCCCTTATGCTTAACGCTTACGTTATGCCGACTTACTTGCTAGTATTAAGGGCTATTGCTATAGGTCTTTCTTGTATAGAGGGCTATTGCCATATTGACTTTGGGGGGGTCCTGCCCGGTGTTTGTTTTAGGAAAGGTGGTAGTAGATTCCCCCAGGATTCTGGATAAAAAAACAGTGTAATCACCTGATTTATTGGATAGGATTGCAGTCCTATCTTAGAATATCACTGTTTTCAGAAGGGCATGAACGAGCCGTATATGGATTTAGTTTCAGAAATATCAACAGTGAATGTCTGTATGACCCGTACTTACTAGTAAGGGGTAAGAGACGCTAGGAGTTATTCTTTGTCAGTCCCCCCCGGTTGGATCTTGGATTGAACAGAGATCAAAACAACAAGATACAATGTAAAGATTGCCAGTCCCCCCGGTTCATACGAAGACATAACATCTTGTTCTACTCTGTCTTTTCGTTAAGAGATTATGTACGAGATAATACGGTCATATCCATTCAATTATGGAGGGGGAGATAGATGAAACAAGTATTCAAGCATTTAACCTATCTTTTGATAGTGATGTTTGCGGCAACCTTCTTGCTTCTTGTATCGAAAACACAGGCTTCCGACCTCCCTAAGTTGGAGTGGGAAGTTGGTGATTGGGTAGAGATACCGATTATATGTGAAAACCCCATTACAGTGATGACTATCGTAGGGCATGCTGCTATAGACATAGACAACGCTAGTGTGATGATCAAGACGGCTATAGATGATGGCTTATGTGTCATTAATGAGTACGGGCTAGTTGGTATGTTGGTTGAGAAGCTGGCTATGTATACAACGATTGAGAAGAACAAGGGTCAAGTCTGGTCCGTTAACATCAACGGTACATTAGTCTACACCTGGTTATTCAGTAATTCTAAAGAGGACAACAAGCATAATGGCGTTGACAGCAAAGAGACGTAAAGTCGTAGACGAATACATGAAATGCTCAAACAAGAAGCAAGCGATGCTGGCTGCTGGCTATAGCGATAGCATGGCTTCCACCCGTGCTGGTGACGTATTCAAAGACCCTGCTGTGATGAGCGAGATAGAGCGTAGACAGAATCTGGCTACCCACCGTAGCGACGTATCCCTAGACTGGGTCGTAGAGCGCTTAAAAGACATTGCAGACGCTAATCTAGGCGATGCCTTGGATATCTATTCAGACGGTACAGCTTCGATCAATTTCAATAAACTCACTCCACAGCTTAAGAAAGCGTTAAACAAGTTCACTGTCAGTACGAAGAAAGACGGCAGGGGCGGAGACGTTATAGTGGATAACAAGGTTGGGTTCTCTGATCAGCTTAAGGCATTGGAACTGCTGGTGCGTCACTTAGGCTTATCGAAGGAGAAGACGGCTGTTGAGCTAAGTGGTGAGGTGAATCTGGTTGAACAACTACATGCAGGGAGGAGTCGAGCTGGCCTCGACGGGGACTAAAATGGTCACCATCAAACAGGTTGAGAGTGTCGCTGAACTAGTGTTTATAGACGGAATGCACCAAGCTTGTTTTATAGAAAAAACCCCAAACCTAAGAATAGGGCATTGGTGGATAGGCAGAGACAAAGACAAGCCTGTCTGCTTTGGCGGCCTGGTCCCATCCCACAGATGGCATCACACTGCATATCTTATTCGTTCTGGCGTCATGCCGTCCCACAGAGGGCAGGGCTTGCAGAGAAGGCTCATAGCAGCCAGAGAGCGAAAAGCAAGGTGGACCGCCGTAAGGTACGTTGTCACAGACACATCCATACACAATCCAGCTTCTTCGAACTCGTTGATCAGATGTGGCTATAAGATGTACATCCCCGAAGACCTATATTCAGGAGTCAACTGGCTCTACTGGAAAAAAGACTTGGAAGAATAGATGACCTTCAATGAAGAGTTAGCGGCCACCATCGGGAGCTTCTATGCAGACCCTTTGGGCTACGTCATGTTTATCTTTCCCTGGGATACAGATCCCTCAATCCAACAAGTAGAGCTAGAGAGTCCATATAAAGAACGATACAATAGCAAGTTTGGCCCAGACAAGTGGGCCTGTGAGTTCCTGGATCAGCTAGGAGCCGAGATACGAGAGAGAGGTTTCGATGGAGTTCATCCTGTTGCCCCTATTAAGTTTAGCACTGCTAGTGGCCATGGCATCGGCAAGTCCGCATTGGTCGCTTGGCTTATCAAGTTCATACTCGATACCCGACCTTTCTCTAAGGGTGTTGTAACTGCGAACACTGGTGAACAACTACGGACCAAGACATGGTCAGAGCTAGGTAAGTGGGGGAGACTATCTCTCACAGAACATTTATACGACTATTCCGCCGGTAAGGGATCGATGTCCTTAGCGCGTAAAGGTCACAAAGAGTATTGGAGAGTTGACGCTCAGACCTGTCGGGAAGAGAACTCAGAAGCCTTCCAAGGCCTACATGCAGCCAACTCTACACCTTTTTACATATTCGATGAGGCCTCGGGTATCCCTAATAAGATATGGGAAGCCAGAGCCGGTGGCGGTACTGATGGCGAACATATGACGTTCGACTTCGGCAACCCTACCAGGAACACTGGGATGTTCTACGAGAACTGTGTTGGTGACTTTAGAGAGCGTCACATAGTGCGTAACGTAGATAGCCGGTCTGTATCGATAACGAATAAACCTTTGATGGAAGACTGGAAAGATGACTATGGCGAGGACAGCGACTTCTTTAAAGTCAAAGTGCGGGGAGTCTTCCCCTCACAGTCGAGCGTTCAATTTATTAATACAGCAGATGTGGACGACTGCTCTGTAAGGCCACTACCGTCTCCTAACACTGCTCCGCTGGTTATAGGCGTTGACGTAGCTAGGTTTGGTGACAATGATACAGTCATATTCCCCAGACTCGGAGATGATGCTAGAAGCTTTCCGTATAAGAAATACAACGGTCTTGATAACATGCAAGTCGCAGACCGTGTCGTTGAAATGATCCAGGAGTTCCAGCGTCTAGGCAAACCCTGCAAGGGCTTGTTCATGGATGGTGGCGGTATGGGATCTGGTCCTATTGATCGTTTGCGTCAACTAGGCTACAACCCAATTGAAGTTCAATTCGGCGGTAGGGCTACTGACCGCCGTTATAGATTTAAGGGAGATGAGATATGGGGCAACCTCAGAGAAGGGTTGCGTAACCTATGTCTTCCGAAAGATGAAGAATTAAGAAGTGAACTAATCTCCAGGGAGTATGCCTTCACTCCAACTGGACTCATAAATTTAGAAAGTAAAGTTGCAATAAAAAAACGAGGAGGTGAGAGCCCTGATACGTCAGACGCTTTAGCCCTCACTTATACATCAATGATTGCATCAGAAGAAGAAACACAAGCCCATTCATATGTATGGGATTACGACCCATTAGATTATAAGGACTAATAATATGTGCTTAAGCTCCCCATCGGCCCCTGCTCCGCCCCCACCTCCGCCCCCGCCTCCTCCGCCCCCTACTCAACTTGATGAGGGTGTTAGACGAGTGCGTTCTGATGTTTCTAGACGAGCCGCTGCAAGCGGTAACCGGAAGACAACTATCGCTACAAGCGCCCAAGGCCTTACGACTCCTGCTGATGGAGCTAAGAAAACGTTATTAGGGAACTAAACTATGGAAATGGAAACGGAAACTGAAGACCCGGCTTCTAAGAAGATGCCCCAGCCTCAGATGGCAGGGACTATCCAACACTATAACCGGATGATCTCCGGCATGGACCTAGAACGTCAAAGCTTTATCCCGCACTATAAGGAGCTATCAGAGTTTGTTAGCCCCCGTAGAGGTAGGTTCTCGATTGAGGATCGTAACAAGGGTGACAAGCGTCACAAAGCCATCATCAACTCAGCAGCCACCCAGGCTGTTAGGGTTGCTGTGGCTGGTATCCTTAACGGGACCATGTCTCAATCTAGGCCCTGGTTCGGCTTAGAGCCCTTTGACCGTATTCTCATGGAACGTGAGGATGTACGCGAATGGCTCTATGCTGTTGAACTGATCTTAAGAGAGATCCTTAATCAATCCAACTTCTACACAATGGCACCTGTCTTCCTGAAAGAATTGATTCTTTTCGGAACAGCAGTGATGACCCATGTGGACGACTTCGAGAACGTTGCTAGATACTACACTCATACGGCTGGCTCTTACTGGATTGCCCAGAACGACAGACTTGAGATCGATACTATCGCCCGTGAGTTCGAATGGCCTGTCGGACAGGTTGTTAAAGCTTTCGGTCTGGAGAAGGTCTCAGCTATGGTGAAGAAGGCTTACGAGACCGGTGATCTAAACGGATGGGTTAAGCTTAGACATATAATCGAACCCAACCCCATGTTTGACCCTGGCTCCCCTTTGAGTCTTAAGAAAAGATTCCTAAGCTCCTACTTCGAGCCAAGCAACAAGGGATCAGAGAACAATAAGTTCTTGTCCCGTGGTGGCTTCGATGAGTTCCCAGCATATGTAGCTCGTTGGGATGTTACCGAGGGCGACATCTACGGTGTAGATTGCCCTGTAATGACTGCTCTTGGTGATGTCAAACAGTTACAGATTGAAGAGAAACGTAAAGCACAAGCAATTGATAAGATGGTGAGTCCACCTTTAATGGGTCCTCCATCAGTTAAGAATACAGCAGTTAGTTCACTTCACGGTGGCCTGACTGTCTATGAGGGCGACGACCAGAAACAGGCGTTGAAGCCCATCTACCAGGTAGAACCCCGAATCCAAGAGCTTAGACTCGACATGGATGCGGTCGAGAGACGGATCAGGAATGCTTTATTCACTGATCTGTTTCTTGCTATTTCGAATATGGAAGGTATCCAGCCTCGGAATCAACTTGATCTCTCACAGCGCAATGAGGAACGGTTGATCCAATTAGGCCCAGTACTGGAACGTATTCACGGAGAGTTCTTGAGTAAGAACGTTGACCGGATATTCTCTCAAGCGGCCAAGGCCGATATCCTACCACCCGCACCGGAAGCCCTACAAGGCTCTCCGTTAAAGGTGAGGTTCATCTCCACCCTAGCCCTCGCCCAACGTAGTGCAGTCACCCAGGACATTGAACGTTATACTCAGTTCCTTGGTAGCCTGTCAGGCATTGGTAAAGAAGCAGCCCTCGATAAGTTCAATGAGGACGAAGCTGCCGAAGAGTATGGCAAGTCCCTCGGACTACCGCCTAAAATTGTTCGTAGCGATGAGCAAGTCGCTGCTATCCGTGAGCAACGTGCGGCTGCGATGCAACAAGAGAAACAAATGATGCAAGCTGAACGTGCTGCCAAGATGGCCTCAGACGTTGGAAACATCCCAACAGGTGAAGGTTCTCTCGGTGAGAGTATACAAGCTATGGCAGACGAACAACAAGAGAATCAGTAATGAGTGATAAACAGGTAATCAATACCGGTGACGAGAAACAGGTAAAGAAGCGTAAGACTAAGTTCCAACTAGTCCGTGAGAATGAACTTGAAGAGCTTAAGACCATTCTAGCGACTGGTGCGGGTATCAAGTTCTTCTCCCGTATGCTGGAGCGTTGTCATATGTTTGCAACCCTGAGTCACCTTGATCCTCAACAGATGGCTGTACAGTCAGGACAGAGAGATCTGGGCCTGTGGCTGATCCAGGAGATTGAAGCAGCCGAGCCTAATGGGTATGTCAAGCTTGTTAATGAACGGGTAAAGAGGAACGATAATGGCACTAAATAGTGACCCTCCATTTACTATGGAGTCTGTTTCAGAAGAAGTAAGAATGATGATGGGGTGGTAATAATGGGAAAACGATCAGACTTTGAACGCAAACCTAGAGACTTCTATCCTACACCGATTGAGGCCGTAATTCCATTAGTTGAACATT